AATACTTCATTACTATTATAGTTAGGAAGTATAATAATATCAAAATCTATTCCTATATTGATAATAAATCCATCTTTAATATTGATAGCATCATTAATCATTCTATATTGAGAAAGATATGTAATTAGATTTTGTTTTAAAGCAACCGAAGCAGTATTTAATTTACCATTTAAATCAGTTGTTAAAACATATAAATCTAAAATACCAGCAGATTCACCTGATGCTGCGCTTTGAGCTTTAGTTGGTTCAATATATGCTTTTGAAATATTTCCATATTTAGCAGGCATACTTAATGCTCTTACTAAGTAATCATCTTGAGTTACGTTACGTAATTGAGTAGCAAAATTTGCAGAAGAATTTTGTCTAATTTCTTCAATTGTATCTCCATCTCCTCCACCATTTGCTGCTTCAGGATTTGTAATTGCTAATGAGGCAAAAATATCATTTGCTGTAGTTGGATTTAAATTTGAATTTAAAAACTTAACAGTTCCATTTAACTTAGTTAAAGTGTTTGATGATACATTTGCTGTTACTCCTCCACCTGTTAAATACCTAACTGTTAATGTTGTATTTGATGGTGCAATACCATAAGTATCAGTAAATAAAAAGTTTGAAGGAGCATATGCTGTAGTAAGTTTGGTTTGTTCAAATGGTAAACCAATACCTACATTATCAGGATTTGGAACTATGTTTTCATCTACATCAGCTGTTGTACCTGCTCCAAATTGAATTTGTAATGTTGTTGAATTTCTAAAACGAGTAGCAAACCTATATTGTACTTTTTTTAATTTTAAAAGATATGGAGTATCTTCACTATATTGAGATAAATTAGGATCATTAACATTTGTATTTTTAATAGAATCATAAACCATTTCTTGACCTAAATAATCTACCTCATACCATTCATTTCCTTCACTATCAACAATATCTAAAATACCTACCATATTTGAAGCATTTATTTCAACTGTTGAAAATTTAACAGGTGAACCAAATGAAAAGGTAGTAGTATTGATAGTTGAGGAAATTGATTTACGTGTTTTTTTCAATAAAAAATACACAGGATTCCCACCTGATATTTCATAAACAGTAACTTCGGTTGGATTCCCAGAACTTGATACTGAAAAATCTACTGGATCTGATAATAAGAAAGATATACCATTTGATGTAGTAGCGGTAGCATTTCCGTCAATAAACAAAGCATAATCAAAATCGGGAACATATACTGAACCTGAAAGTTTAGATGGTATTTTTTGATAAAAATCTATATTTGTGGTTGCTACTCCTGTTACATTTGGTTTATACCCAAACATATATGCTAATTCAAATAAATTATTTGATTGACGAGCAAATTGTAAGTAGTTTTCTTGAACTTGATTATCTAAATAAAAAGATAAAACATCACCTACATATGCTGCCATTTCCATAAACATCATTCCTGGAGATGCTGGGCTAAAGTCATTGTATGTGGTTGGGAAATAAGTTTTAGCATAGTCAATTAGACTTGCTCTATATTCATTAAAATCTTTATTTATGTATTTTATATTTTTATTAGCGGCCATTATGCAAACGTTATTTCTACTTGATCAGTTACTCCAGTATTAATAATACTGTATGTTAATTGTACATTAATTTCATTAGCATCAGGATATTCTAAAATATCTAATTTTTCTACATTTATATTAGTAAAATATTGACTGATTAATTGCTGAATATCTTGTTTTAAAAAATCTAAATTACCAGAGGTTATCTGTTCAAAAATAAATGCTCTTAAATTAGCACCAAAATTATTATTTAAATATCTTTCTGTTTTATTAGTTAAGAAAAAATTTAATAAATTATTTCGAATAGCATCTTTAGTGGTATAAGTTGAAAAAAATACTGCAGGTGCATTAAAAGGAATAGAAATTCCTACCGCGGTACCCGGTTTTTGATCTATTGGAAATATTTTTTTTGCACCAAATGCCATTATTTTCTAGTTAAATTCATTATTTGATCTAAACTTAGTTGTCCATCAGGTAGAGCTCCATTTACTGGATCTATGGGTCCTTGCATTTTGAATTCTCCTTCTAATCCAGATTTAGGCCCTTGAGCCATTTCTCCTAAAATATCCATATATGCTTTTTTAGTATCAATAGGAGATCTAGGTGGTAAAGAATTAGTATTAAAATTTAAAGTACGAGTTTCAGAATCAAAAGATTCTTTTATAGGCTGTTTATTTGATCTAACTGCTTCTAAAAGAAGATCTTTCATTTCCTCTTGAATTGCTTCACGGACTGCTTCTTTAATAAGTTTTTTAAAAATGTCTGTTTTCATTTGTTATAAATATTTAATCAATAGGCTTTTAAATTACTTCTATCGATAATTAGTTTAAGTTCTGCAATTAATACTTGAGTGGATGTTGTAAATGAAAGTGGTGTTTGTAATAATATAATACCTTGAGAATTTCTAGCCACTCCTTTTATTCTTTTTATAGTAGGAGAAAATTGTTCTTCAACAATATCTAAAGTAAATCCATTATATACTTGTGAAGATGTTGGAGATTCTTGAACTTGAGTATATTGTTGATCTATTCTATTTACATATTCACTAGTATTAGATAAATCTGAAGATGGTATTCCACATCTAGTTAAATATAAATCTATTGATTTTAATAAATTAAGTAATTTAAATATTTTATCATTAGCATAATCTAATGCTTCAGATATAGAAGATATCTTATTTTTTGCTGTTTGGATATTTGGATCTAAAACATTAATTAGATCTCCTAAAACATTAATTGCTGCAGGAGCAGCTCCTGGGGCTAAAGGGATAAAACTTAAAGCTACATTAGCAGCAGTACGTGCAGTTTTAGTAGCATCTAATATTGTAGAAGTTGTTGTAACAACTGTATTTAATGTATCTATTGGTTTACTTAAAGTTTCTATTGTTCTAGAAATTGAATTTAATTGATCAACCATATTATTTCTCAATTGTAAGATTGAATTTAATTCATTTTTGGATAAACACGTAGTAGGCATTTCCATATTAGGTTGCCCTATATTTTTAATTCCTGTCTCTGTAATTATCTGAGTAATAGTTGGAACTAATTGATTGATTAGTTTTTGGGAGGAATTAATTATTAATAAGGGAAGTTTATTACCAGCCATTTTATCTTAAAGAATTAACTAATTTAGTTTGTTCAGACAATTGAAGCTTATTTTGTTGTTCTTTTAAAGTAGTTTGATTTATATTTAATTTATCTTCTATAATTAAATTATCATCCATTTGTTCCCATATTTTTTCAGGACCAAACGTTGTTCTTAACATATTATTTATAGTATTATATGGAAGCCTACTTTTATCAGTGGAAGGATTATATAATCTCCAAAATGGAAAAGATATTTTATTGGCTCTTACACCATTTAGATAATCAGATACAGGTACTACATATCTTTTATTTCCCCATATTATAGGAACTAATGTATTAGAAGGATATTTATTTATACCGTATTCATCGGGTTTGTTTTGTTTATTCCAAAGTTTATATGTTATATCTAAAACTGTTTGTCGTGGATATTTTAATTGAACAGTTTGTGTTCCTACCCAACCATCAACTTGAATATTTGGATCTGTTTTTTTAGTAAATTTTTGAATTGCCTCTATATCTGCTCTATTTAAAGGAGGTAAATTAACTAAATATGGATTTTTATTTTTAACATTTTCATTAAATTCATTAATTAATTCTAAACTTATTCTACTTCTTCCTTCTAAAGAATTTATATCAGTTGTAATATTTTTATTTCTAAGAAATATTTCAAATACTAACCATTTTAAATAAACTTCTCCAGGATTAAGTCCATTTACATATTCTATATCTAATGGATTTTCATTTAGAATTGGTGGTGATTTTAAATCTACACCTGATACTGTTCCAAATCTATTTTTTTCTGATGGGTTATCTTCTTCTTTATAGTTTATGACAGCCATTATAATGTAAAATTACGTTTTGAGGTTAAAGTACAATTCTCAGGAGTTGTTCCTAATTGTTTTTCTAAAGATTCTAGATATGTAATAGCATTAGTCATAGGTAAAAGCAATTCAGGAAATTGAGCAGGGGTATATGGAGCAACAGGTAAAGATGTTAAATTCTGTAAAGATTGGGCTATCTCTTTAATAACTGAGGTTAAATCTCTTAATAAATTAACAGTTGTATCACCTAATAATAATGGTTCTTTTGCTAAATCTTCTTTTCCTAAAAATATTTTATCAGCATCAGTAATGAATTTTTTAGTATCTATATTAACAGATTCTTTGGAATTTAAATTTATAGATTTAGCTGAACTTAGTAGTAAATGATCTTCATAAGCATTAAATACTAATCTACCAGAATCTAAAATTATTTGTTTACCAGCATAATTTTTAGGAGAAGTAGGTTGTTGACCATCAGGATAACTTATGTAACTAACACTTGAGGCAAGTATAGGGATATTTTGTGTGCTAGTTAAATAAATAGAAGAATTATCTGTAGATA